CTCATATCCAGCAGGGTTCTCCATCTTACATAGCCTACCTGCATCAGATACACACCATCGTCTATCTATATCAGCCGCCAATAAATGATTGTCCACATCAAAATCTGGTTCAATCGATGGTACTCGCATTGGTGGAGGTAGAGGCGCGCCCATAGCCATAGCTTCCTCCAACATCATCATATCAGGAGGCATCTCTATTGGCTCTGATGTAATCAATAGCTGAATTTCCTCATATTCCTTCTGTTTATCATCTCCATCAGGAATAATGAAATCATTCAATCCAACTGCCTTTTTAATAAGTGCAATATTCTCCGGTGTCAGAAGCATCTGAGTGATAGGATCAGATTGCATCTGAAACAATTCCATTATAGTATCTTTCTGCTGATTCCATGTAATCGGCAGGTTCTCATTAGCTTCAAGTTCAATATTACCTATCTTACCCTGTAACTCAGCCATCCGTATAAATACATTTACGAAGTTACCAAATTCATCTCTCTTTACCTGTTTCTCATCATCCTTCATTTCTTTAATGTACATCGGGATGATTTTACCGAATATCTGCTTCCACCACATCGTCAGCATCTTCCACGTAGTCTGAAGTCGCTGTAATGCCTGCGCCCTTGACATGGAGTATTCACTAGCAGTACGTGAACCTGCTGTTTGTCCTCCAAACAATGATGGTAGAGCACCGGATACTATCTGACCTATCTCCTGTACCTTCTGCGCGAATGGTAATACCTCTTGTGACAGTGTAGCTGTCTTTACTTCATAGAAACCTTCGGAGAGAGGTTTACCAGATTTAGGCGTAGCAGGATATATTCCTCCTGGTATTACCTCTGATTGTCTGTATGCATTGAAATTCAATACCTTCGGGTCTGCAAAGGTCTGAGGTATTCCATGCTCAACCGTTTGAAGCACAAGGGAAATGAGATCATTGGTGATGTCTTGTACCGAAGTAAGTAATAGACCGATAGGATCGAAATGGATATAATCACTGAGGGGATTGTGAGTAATAGTCCAAGAATCGTCAAGGTCTTCATTACATGCATGTGCAACTTGGTCATTTACCACCACCACTTTGCATCCATTAGGGTACAATTTCTTCAGTTCATCATATTCATCTTTTCCAAGTACATTGAATGCGCTTGGACGGAGCCAGACGTTGCGCACAGTAACATTATTAACCGGGTGTTCTCCCCTGTACTGAGGTGAAGTACGGCCCCACTGCTCGTATAGATCGTAATTGGATGATCCTTGCTTAACAATTCTATCTCGTAAATCTGGGTACTGTTCAAGCACATTGGAGAAGTGTGTCTCATAAGAATATATGAGATAAGAGCACTCAGCCTGAGTCCTAGCCCACACAGGAACCTTAACAAATAGTCCACCATAAACCTCCATGCATATCCGAGATTTAGGGTGTGTAGTTTTACCTATTAGTTTAGTTACAGTCAGTGTACTAGTTTGACGCGATGGCATGACCATCTGCGCGCACTGTTCACAATAGTCCATTCCCTCATTCATCAATATGTCATTAGCTGCAACATCCTCATCACCGGGCATGAACTTATCTCTCTGTTCATTCGATATGATAGTATCTGACATATTTGTCTGACATATGGGGCATATTTCATATTCATGTGTCTCTAATTCATCTTTGTACTCTTTTTTCTCGTATGTACCGTATGATACATCCTCTTTCGGATAGCAGTAACATGCAGTCATACCCTCCGTGCAAAAGACAAAGAGAGCATGTAGCCAGAATAGAGGAGCATCATTATGACGAAATATAAGTTCAGCTATTTTATTACCAGCTTTAGCTGTAGTTACATCCAAGGAATTGTCAGCATCATCAGGATAACAGGTAATAGGAGGCACAGTAACACTAAGAGCAGCAATAATAGATTCAAGATATGCTCTATAAATGTTGACCGGCTTGTCATAATACCCCTGATCAGAGTTTTCACCAGCTCTCTCAGATTCAGGAATACGCCAGTCATGCGCGACCTCACTATAATACGTATGCTGAATATTCTCCCACATTAGCTTCAATCTACGCCATTCACGTATTTGACGATCGCGCACACCTCTATCTTCATCGTCAAAGTGGTCCACTATAGTTTTTAAGAGGTTCTTGGTAGTATCATCCAATTCTTTCATGATGCTACCTCTTGATGACGTTTCAAATAATCCATTAGTTGAAACAATAAAAATTCATCATCATTAACTAATCCAAGAATTACATTACATCTCTGACATAGCAAATCTCGAATTACATTAGTTTTATGATCATGATCTATTGCAAGGTTTCTTCCAGTTTTACAAGGTTGTTTACAGACTGCACAACCATTTAATTGTAAATCTAATTTCTTTTTATATTCTTCTGGCGTCATGTTATGACGTGCTTTTAGATTATAATGCACCATATTTCTTTTAGCATTATATTCTTTTGCTTTTATTTCCCAACATTCACGACAATGATTTCTAAGATGAAAACCACTAATTACACAATTCTCATCTGTGACAGTTTTGCCACAAGTTCTGCATGAACTACCAATCTTAAAAGCTTTTTTACTCATTGACCGCCGCCACCATAGTATTCAGCCTGTCGTCTTCTTCTCCCTGGACCTATTCGGGGCATTGGAGTATATGAGTAAATTGGCTGATCATTCTCATCATAATCTTCTAGATTACGTACATCATATCCACCCCTGAATGGTTGATCTGACATAGCATCCATCTTACCCTGACCTATTGACAGAGCAAGATTAGGATTATTCTGATTAGCCTGACCCATTACTGGACCTAACTCACGCTGCATACGACGTTGGAATCGACTAGTTCCCATATCCCGTGGTTCTGGTCCCGGTCCATAACTTTCAGCTTTAGGTACATCATGTTCATTACTTCGACTATCCAATATCTTCTTCAAAGCTATCGCACCACCTACACCACCTGCAATAGCTCCAATTCCCTTAGCTCCACCTAACTTATCAATGAATCCACTGACTCCACCCTTTTTATTACTAGCTGCCATAGGTGAATCATACATATCATCACCTTCATAGTCAGCAGCTCGATTACCTGCGTAGCCACCACCGAATCGCGCACTTCCCTTAGAGTTAGCACTCATAACCATCGGGTTATCAAGTACACTAGTCGCTTTACCTAGTTTACCCTGCCAACTACTAGGACTAGTTCCACCATACTGACCTGCACCGAATTTACCCATAGCACCCGCACCCGATGCCATTCCAGCTACATTACCAGCTAAATCCAAATAACTATCAAATTTAGATGGTCCTAGTCCTTTTTCAGCATTCTTACGCGCATCTGATGCACTCCATGCGCCCACAGCCTGTTTAGCCATAGGTGCAAAGGCTAGTGATGCACCACCAGTGAAGGGCGCAGCTACGTAGGGTGCAGCTGTAAGGGCTATCTTTCCAAGTTTGTTCCAGAATCCCATGACTACCTCACACTTGGAACAGGTACATCTACTACACCAAAGGCTCGTAGGAGTAACAATACAGAGAAAATGACTACAATTATCCTAATTACTAGCTGAATCGGTGGACTCATTGGAATATATGTCTCGACTAGATAGAGACACAGGCCGAGTACGACGAGAGTGAGAATTAAACTGATCATTTCTTTCTCCCTCCGTATGGATTTCTTAAGTAATAGTTTCTCCAATTATAACCGTATTCGTCAGCTGCATTTTCACGCATAAGTCCTGATGCATGACCCAATTCATGACCTAATATATCTGATCTTTCTGGAGAATATACAGGATACCCTGGATTAATTCCAATACCTTTATCATGAAGACCATATATTCCAAGTAAATTAGTATCTTCAAATGCATCAATAGGTAAATTAGATTGTATCATTTTCCTCATTGATGCACTGGTTGGACCTAATGAAACTCTACTTACGTTTCCTTCTATTTCTGGATGTTTCTTAGCATACATGTACACTTCACGCGCTAAATCTTTGTCACCTACTACTGGTATTTCAGGTCTTCTATTATTTGGGGGATCGACATATGGTAATGGTTCATCAGGATACATCATCCTACCTAACCAATCCATTGTTGGACCGACTCCCCATTTATTAGGCATTAATCTCTAGCTCTTTCTCTAGTTCTTCTATCTCTTGAGCCTTTTCCTTCATTAGCTGTGCCTTCTTACGGTCCTCAGCTTCTAACATCTGCTGTTTTACTCTCCACGGTATAAATTGTGGAGTTATAGATTTATATTCTTCCTTATCAGTGGAGGGTGGTTCGAGTTTAGAGGGTTCCAATAACCGATTCAGAAGATCACGACGTTCGCGCTCGCTGTTGGCAAGCTGCTCGCGCAATACTTCACACGTATTACATGGCAACTCCTCTAAACCGAACCACTTATACATCAACTGTTTGAACATTTAATGCCTATATCGACTGACTGGACGAATCATATCATCAGAATTCGACTCCACTCTATTCATGTTACGATAGAATGCAGTCCAGTCCTGTGATGTATTCAGTTTATTAACCAATGCTTCTTGGGCTTGTATTTTCTTAAACTCCTGATTGGATTCGTCGAAGAATCCTTCTGCCGCGTCAACCAAATACCGTAGTCCATCAATAGGGTCGTCACCCTCGAACTCCGCAATATCTTCTGCCGGTTTATTTCCTTTAGGTTTGTCATAACTACATGCCTTAATAGCTTCAACTAAAATGTCACAACCCTTAAATATCTGAAGTTTAGGTATATTTGAT